GGCCCTTTCATAACACCAGTACCAAACAAACAAGTCTCAAATGCTACTGATCGTAGGTGTTTTGATGCTTCACACTCATCTAACTGGTCATGCATCTTCTTTTCGAGCAATTGTGCAGCTCTTTTTGCGGGCTCAAAAGTAATAGAACCCTCAACTTTACCCACACCCATTTCTAATTCTTTTTCTATTGGTTTTATTTTTTCTCTATAGAGCCCTAAGTCTTTTGCAATCTCAGGACGAATAACAGAACGTGGGACTTCGTACTCTACCTTTAGCTTTTCTTCTATTTTTTCTGGTGTAATTGCATTCGGGTCATAGTGAACGGCATCTGCTACGTTATTTGGAAAGTTTCTGGGTTCTATCCCGATAGGAAACTTAGATCCGGCAAATAAAACATCTACAACTTGGGCATATGCAGCCAAAACCTTTGTTTTGGTAATTTTTACAAAAGCTTTTGACTTTTCAGTGTCTGTAAATTGAACTTCTGAGCTATATATACCTCGATAATTACGATATGCAGATAGCCAGCGTGTTTCATCTGTTAATCTATGCTCTTTAGATTTTCTAAACGCCGTTTCTATGTGCGTAACCAAGCCAGAATACGTAATGTTTTCTTCTTCAACGTTTCCTGTTTCGTCTAAACTGACAACTTCGTCTGCTTCAGTCATGTTTTCTACAGGAGTATCTTTCGGTTTATCCATTAATGCCATGTTTTAGTATCCAAATATGTTGTCTGAAGGTTGCCATCGCTGTTGGGGTACGCCACGCCCAAGATCGAAGGGTGAAAAGGCTCTTGGCCTCGACATTATGCCGTATCGAACGGAGTCATAGCTGTGGTCGCTTGTGAATTTTTGATCAATATCGTCTGACCCACGTTTGTCAGAAGGTATAATCGGTAAATCAGCTATTATTTGACGGCATGTATTAAAAAATATTATTCCTGGAGCACCTGTTTCTTGATCTACTTTCAAGACTTCGTGAAAACGGTTCTTACCCGCAATACGCGCACCATTTGTTCTATCACTTGGACGCCAGCGGCATCCCATTGTAATCATTTCTTCCGCAATTGATGGGCCAATCTGCCCCCGATTATGCCAACAAGAGCTATCCAGTACGCCGTATGATATCGTTTCGCCCGCCTCAAGGTCTAACACAGCACGCGCTAAATCTTTGCCAGTATGTTTTGATACGTAGAGCTCTCTATACACAATCAGTGTTTCGAGCGCCGGATCTATCGCAAACCAATGCACCGCAGAATAGCTAGAATATCCATAATCGCACGATCTAAAACGACGCCAATCCTCGGGTATTTCAAATGGTTCAATAACATGAGTTGATAATTTAAACTCCTGAAATGCGGCGCCATCCGCAACTGCCCAATCACCCTCTAATAATTGCCGTCTTTGCATCTCTGGAAGAGACAGGAGGTTTGCTTCATAAGCACCATCATCACTTAGGTACGGATTGTCATAGAGAGAGGCTGGAATAAATTTTCTAGAGAACAAGGGTTCTCCAGCTTTTGCGTGACCATCAGGATATACCAAAGGTAACCCTGTATCTAAATCTGTTGCATCAAACTCTTTGTTGGGCGGAGCTGGGTCAATAAACATTGCTTTAACCCACCCATGTCCTGGCCCACCTGGGTTTGTGGTTGCCCGCATAAAGATAGGCAACTCGGGATCTGTAGTACGAAGACGTGACCTCATATAGTTCCACGCGAAAGGCGTCGGGTGCTGAGTAAGCTCATCAAAGGCAATGTAACTAAAAGCTTGGCCCTGATATCTTAAAACATCTTCATCGCGTTCTAGGTAAGTCATCCACAGTTTGGCACCGCTTGGAAATACCCATTGAGATTTCTTTTCTTGCCATTTTGCCCCAACAAATGCCTTGGGGTATAATTCTTGACTTTTCCAAATAATCTCACGAAGTTCGTCGTTTGTACGCCGTAATATCAACCCATTAAAATTACCATTACCAAAGTACCGCATCGGATCAGCAATTAGGGCTTGCGTCTTACCACCACCCGCAGCGCCTCCATATAGGACTTCTCTTTCAGTAGCAGCAAGAAACTCTGTTTGTGGCCCTTCGTTGGGCTGGAATATAATTTCTCGTTCTTTAGGTGCTGCTTCAAAATCTAGTGTGTCAGACAAACTTTTGGGAGTCATCTCACACAAAGGTTCTGGGGCAGGGGTTCTATCTTCCCAAGCAGCTAACTTTTTCTCTTGAATTGTTAAAAGTCGTTTAGCGTCTGAGGTTTTTCTTTTGAGGCGTGCCTTTGCTTTTTCGGGGCCAGTCTTAGGGGCCAAAGCTCGGCGTTGCTTTTTTTGTTTCTTTTCGCGCTCGTTATCGGGATGTGACCCTCTGCGCTCTTTCCAAATACGATTGATACCTTGGTGGCTTATACTTTTACCGGTGGTATTCGTTAGCCATCTAGCGGTTTCTCTAAGCGACCCACCCGCATCTATATGATCCAGTGCCCTAACAATGTGGGGTACCATCTCTTCAACGGGCTCTAAAATAAGCGGATCGTCTTTAGAAGCCTGATACCCATAAGCTATACGCGCTGTAGAGTTTGGCCGTGTCTTCGGGGGAAAGTCCGTCATTTACAGTTGCAATTACCTTCACAAGCACACTCTACCGATTGTTTAGGAGGCAATATAAACATACCACCTTCTGCGCTGGAAATTTCTAATTTCTCTTTTCGAATAACCCCAGCACGATCGAGTACTTCTTTTGCTGCTGCTACAACATTCTTAGCACCCAGCGCCGAAGGATCATCTATAATACCAACCATTCCCACAGCCGCTTTAGGTGCATTCATTGCCAACATAAGCTGTGCAGCATCCACGACTTCATTTTTTATCGGGGCAATCGCTGTCATAGTAGAGGTGTTCTTACTATACCCAGCCATATCCATAGCTACGCGAATATTACCTTTCGCCTCTCCCATAAGAAAATCGATAAGCGCTTGCTGTCTTTCGCTTAATTCTTTTTTATCAGCCATTACGTTTCTTCTCCAAGTAAACTCACTTCAAAACAATCGCCCCCAACAAGGTATATTGTTTTTTTGCTATCATATCTTTTAACTTCCGTGAGCAATACGCGCATACAAGATACTGAATCCACAAAGGGTTCCTTCTTAGCGTAAAGCCTACAATCGCCTGGCCCCCCACAAAGTAGGAGAACCGCTACCCACATCATTTTTTCTTACTGACGTATCCGCCATGTGAGTACATTGGCTTAGTCTTTTTCATAGGAGGTACGAGCCCACCTTTATTGTATTTCTTTTTTTGCGTTGGTTTTACGGACGCGCCGCAATTTGCTTTTTTCATGTTCATAGTTAAGATCCTGATAAGAAATAATCTGGTAAACCCATCTCCGTATCATTATCTTCGATCTGGGTTTCCGCTGTGTCCGTGCCGAAGTAATCGCCATATCCTGTGAAGATCGCTCCCGAAACTTGTGCCGGAGTAACAAGCTTTTCTTCGATAAGAAGTTCTTTAACACGCTCTAATGAAATCCGGCGTCCTGTATTGGCCAATATGGCCGCTCTGATGTAATGGAGGTTAATCATTTTATTGATGTATCTATATTATCTCAAATTTAGCACAGTAAGTCAACTAATTAAGGTATTTACAAAACGGCAATTATGTGATATAACAGAGAGGTGCCCTGGAGGTACTATATATAAGGTTACGCTAGAGAGTTCTCTGTGTAGCCTTTTTTTATGCGTAACTGTTATCCGCCAAAGAAAGTCAGTAAGCTTTCAGTAATTGTCATAGGTTTAGGTCTACACTGAGGGCAGTCATCAATCTCACAATTGTTTGAATAAAGAATATACTCTATGTTATTCATTGTAAGCTTGTGCTTCTTAGCTATCTCTCTGTTCATAAGTTTATCTTCAAGAAAAGCGTGCTGGTGTAGTTCATTAATAAGGCGTTGGCTATACTTCTTTTTTCTACTCACAATTAATACTCCCTTAAAGGATTGGCATAATGTTTATAAAGTTTATCGAGGCTCTCTTGCATCTTTTCCTGAGTAAACTCTGAGCATTTAATAACGGTCATTCCAGACTCCGTTAGTTCAGCTCTATTCTTAATAACAAATAAGCGCCGCTTTAAATTAATAAACATATACTGATCTGATGTTTTATTCTGTACAGTAAAGAAACACGATAGTTTCCCATATGGTTTATCTTTAGGGGTAAAGTATCGCTCATTAAGCGTTGTCTTAACTTCAATTCTAAACATCTTACCGTTGGGCATAGCGCACCAGATATCTGAGCCCTTACGATCCACTATCGTACAATTGATTCCGGCCCTCTCTAAATAGTATGCAGCTAAGTTTTCACCTATACGCCCGATGTTTCGACGGGAGGGGTTTAATAATTCTCTAGGGATTTCTTCTACGGTATCTAAAATCATAGCACCTCTGGTAGGTTATCCATATCAACATCAAACATATCAGCTACTAATCGGGTATCTTCTATGCGTTGAGCTACATCGCGCAGCCGTTCAGCGTTGCGCTCTAGTTCATGTGCTATACAGTAAACGTGTTTATAATCTTCGCTGATCTTTCCCAGCTCTATGGCATTGTTTACGAGCTTCTCGAATGGAGTAATAACTTTGTGGGGCTCGTCTTCTCCGAAAGATAAAAAGCTAGACTCTATTACTAGCCCTTCATCTTGCGAAAACTCAATTGCTTGAGAAAGATCCACTACGACATCGAACTCTAGTTCGTGCTGTGGGGTATTCATCTGCTTCAATAACCTTCTCTTAATGGAAGTTACCTTAGTAAATACATTAGTGAATACTACAAGTCAACCTTTATTGACGTAATATGTAAACTACCCACAAGATATAGTGTTTTAATTACAATAGGTAGGTGACGCTTTAAAGCGTCCGTATAACAGCTCCCGCGTTTACAAGCTATTTTCCCCAAATTCGGTCAGAGTTGTATACGATACCGGTAGGGGGAGGGGGTGGCACTTATCGCGATTTTTATTAAGTTTTTCCTTATATCCGACTAAAACCATCCGCTTAAACTGTTGATTTTATTAGTTTTTATTGCAAGCGCACCAGGTAATTGCCACAAATTAACCAGGTAATAAAAAAAATAAGCGCTGCCAATGATATTTTCGCCGCTAAACGTGACAAA